TTCACCTGCCGATGGAAACTCACCGTATACCTCGACCCTCGCCTGCGAAGAGTCCTCACCATACTCGGCAATAATCTGTTCGTAAACCGCTTTATCTGTATCCTCGACCTGACGTGCATCTATCTGTCTCCCATGCCAAAAGTCGCGCTTAGAGTTGAAGCACTCAAAGAAGTAGCCTTGGTTGCGACGCGGGTTGCTAAACGCGAACCAATACCGATCTAATATGTTCTCTGTAAAGAAGCCCGCCCCCACGGACCAGATGCCGTCAGGTATACCACTCGCTTCATCAAATATTAACATCATGCCGTCGTGGTTATGCACACCTGCGTAGCTGTCTGGGTTCTCTTCACTCCACAGCTTACCCTCAGCCGCCCAGTACCGCGTCCCCTTCTTCAAGTCACGCTCGACTAGCTCACACACCCACTTGGCTGGCACGAGCTTAGTTGCACTTATCTCCCACCAATGCGCGTTGATGATCATGGCCTGCCACTTAGTCAGTTCGCCCCAGGTGACGGAGCGCAGTTGCGACTCGCTGTTAGCTGACACCACTACGCTTGAGCCTATGCGTGTCGTTAACATCCACAGTATTAGCCAGCTCACTAGCGCCGACTTACCAATCCCCCGCCCTGAGCTGACTGCCTCACGTAGCGTTGTCATGTCGACTTGACCGCGATTATCTTTGATGTGCTTGGCAATTGTTCTTAGCACGTCGCGTTGCCATTGTCTCGGCCCCCTGAATTTTGCTAACGGCGTGTTAGCTTGCCCCCACGGGAACGCGAACAGCACGAACGCTTCAGGGTCGTCCGCAACACGCGGGTCCCACAGACGTGACATTAATAACTGTTCTTCATCCGAGCTATATATAGGTAGTTGCATTATTCGTTGTCTACGACGGTGCCTTCAATAACACGCGATTGAGCTTCTTGCAAAGCTTGAGTAATACTAATTTTTTGATACACATCCACGCTGATCTCAGTCTTGGCTGTCCAGCCGTGTACATGTTGCAACACAGCGAGAGCTGACTTAGCGTCGCCTTCACGGGCTGCCGCCACTAGATGTTGCGCCATCTCACGTTCACCATCAGCCTTACCTTTTTGTGCCGCCATCTCTGCAACAGGGTCAACCTGGCAGAGTTGCCGATACTCGGACGGCATCATCCCTGCAGCTAACGCCAGAGAGTCGTTCTTCAACCCAAGCTTTGCTGCATCGTAAATAGCCTGTAAGCGAGACTCAGTTGCCTTCAACTCGCGTGGCGAAAAAGGTATCGAGAGGAATGTCATGCTCGCATGGTAGTTTGAATTTTGCGGATTGTCAAGAGGGGTGGGGGCGTAGATTGGGTAGTTGTTACATGTAACGCAGAAAGCCGAAAAACTCGTTACTTACTACATCCTCTAATGTCGGCTTAACCGCCCCTTTAAAGTATAACTTATTTGTTCATTACGTACATTGTTACTTCGAAGCCGAAACGCATTTCAGTAGCTGCTGGTTTTGTCCACATGGTTGATCTCCTGGTTAAGTTACGCAAATTGCGTATGAATAATAGTGTCACCTTTTATCTGGCAGCGGAATAGTGATTTTCATTAAAAAAAAAAAAATTTCTTCTGACACCATCGTCACCGTGACCTGTCGCCCCAAGGCCCTACCCCCCCCATGCTCGAAGCAAACAGCTTTTTGCTTGCTGGCTGTCAGCCGTGTGCAATCTATGGACAATGTGGACAATGTGGACAATCTAGTTTTAAGAGCTGGTTTTGCTGGTGAGCGTGTGGACAATGTGGACAATGTGGACAATCTGATTTGAAGTTGTCCACATTGTCCACAAACTGCTGACAGTTTTTTGCACGGGGCGAAAAAGTGTGGACAATGTGGACAATGTGGACAACCACTTTTAAGTCGCTGGCTGTCAGCCCCAGCATTTCCAAACCCTGTATTTATAAAAACTAACTATCTAATGATATTATTGTCCACATTGTCCACAAACAGCTCAAAGCTAAGCGCATCAATGCCTCATGCGTGGACAATCGTCTCATTTTTCGTTGTCCACACTTTGCCCACATTGTCCACAAATCATGTTTTTTGACGCAATTAAAATAATGTCAAAAATAGTTTGACACTAATTATATTTGTGTGTTCTAATTACTCATGCCCACAAAAAACAGGGCTAATAACTTAATGGAGATTGAAAAATGACTAAGACACAAAAACAAGACGTTGCTAAATTGATTAACTCTATGATGGTATCCCGTGAGATGTGGACACAATTAAGACTAGAGGGTAATCACACTTCAGCTAATGATTGGTATCTCTCAGAGATGGAAGCAATCGCCCGATTGTTTGCGATGGGCTTTCCAATGGTGACGGGTCAGCTCGCTGTTGATTATGTCAACGCTAACCGCAGATTTGTCGCTTAATCCAACCCCGCCCGAAAGGGCGGACTATTGAAAGGCTATTGAAATGAGCAAAACAATCTTAAAGCTAATTGCAAGCAATAAAGAAGTGTATTCATCAATGCTCGATAAAGTCGATGGTGAGGGGTATGAAGTGTTGCTGAACGAAGGCTATTCTGTCGACGGACTTCATGCAATTGCGGGCGATACTGTTAAGGATGTGCTAGCGCAAGCAAAATTCATTCTTCGATGCGCAGATGATTGTGTTTGTAAATTTTGGTAATCATAAGGAGATAATGAAATGAAAAAGCATGACTGGGCTTTATACATATTTGTGGCAATTGCTTTCGTTGGCTTTTGCTATTCGTTCGACTTTGCATTAAACAATTCACCATTATTAAGGGGTAAAAAATGACTACAAAATATGAAGTGCAAGAATTTAACTTGTGCGGCGGCTGGGCTAACAATTGGACTTATGAACAGGATGGCGTTTACATCCCGACGCAGTTTGATAGCGAATTGGAAGCCCGTGCAAGCTTAGACGAATTTTTTAACGATATGGATGCGGAGTTTGAAGCGGGCAACATGCCCGACGTTCCCGACGCTGAGGATTTTAGAATTGTAGAGGTGCAAAATGTATAAAGTCCTAGACCGAGACAGTAACGAGCATGTGATTTTCGATAGCTTCGAGGATGCATGTATTTTTAAGGGCGTGAACATTAAAAGCGTCTACAAAATAAAGCGGGACACTAAAGACCGCCCAAAAGACTTCAAAAGCGGGTCACTATTGCAATATGGCGCGAATGGTTTAATTAAATCTTATGTGCGAGAGTGGCTAAAGTTAAATAAATTATGTTGTTAATATCTGCCGCCATCATAGCGGGGCTTATCGCTATTATTTATGACTTGTGACACCATCTTATCAAACTAAAACAAAAGGGGCTTAAAAGCCCCTTTTCTTTTGTCTGTAACCTATTCACGTCAAAATAACTTGTATGCAATAAAACGTAAAATATTACACGCTAAAACTAAACTAATGGTAAACACCTAAGCACAAAAATAAACCGATTATTTAATCACCACCATTTTAGGCGGCTCTGTAATCTCAACGGCTCGCCTTAACTCTGATTTGTTCATCTCCGCTAGTTCGGGTGCGCAATAGATGTGCTTTTTGCTGTCGTATTCTCTTGACTTCAAGCGACCGCAGTCAACCCATCCCGCCTCTTTAAGCGCATGAAGTAATGCAGCTTGAGGGACTTTGACTCCGCTTGGTGCTGAACCCGCCAGTCTGTCACATAGTGAATGGAAAGGCGAACCGATAACACCCTTCGCAAACTCGCCCACACGATTACGCATTTGCTCGACAAGGTAACTCTCCGCCATGCTCATACCATGCTCGACTAGGTTAGCCTTAAACTCGGTCATCATAGGACTAGCACTAGGGTTAAATTTAGAGATATCACGAGACACAAGCCACGAAGCAATAGCAGAAAAGCCCCCATTTTTATACCATGTCCAAAGTTTAGTAGCCTCGTTAGGGTTCATACGAGGCGCATGACTCCACACGCAAAACCAACGGCGGTCTTGACTAGCTAAACTGATAGGTACTGGATCATTTGAAAAGGCTAGCACAAAGACTCGGTTTAGCATCATGTACGGATGCAAGCCCTTGCGGTTGATAGGTAACATTTCAGGCGGCGCTGCTATGATAGGCTTGAGTTTATTAGCAAGCTGGCGCCTAGCACTAGCGTCAGGTTCTTTAAGCTCATTGATAATTAGCACTTCGGACTCTAATTGATAGCCCCATTGACTATTCACGCTATCGTTATCCATAATGCCACGATTACGCAAGTTATCCCCGCAAACAGCCCATAGGAATGGCGCCCAAAACGTGTCTTTACCGCTACCTTCATCACCGCCATGTAACACAGCGTGATTGATTTTAATTTCAGGGTGTTGCACCTTAAACGCCATCACGTCTAGGATATGCGCTAGTTCGTCCTCGTTAGGCACTAGGCTACGCGCATGGTCTAGCCAAGGGGTTATGTCACCTGCTACCAAGTTAGTAGGACGGGCATCACGCCAGCGGTTGCCATAGATGTCACCATCACGCGACACAAGTACCGTCTCACCAGCAGCGTAAGTTATGCCAACAAGTGCCTTAGCGCCCATTGATTGACGGTTTTCATCATAAGACACAGCAGGAAGCACACGGGTGGCGGTGTGAATAGAACGGCAGTCAATATGTCTAAATAGCGCATTAAAAGTAGAACGGCTAACCTCTCGGCGGTCTTGTAAATCAAAATAGGCATCATCCTCTTGTATATAGGCAAAACGTTTGAACCAATCAGCCTTCTCAATACGACCTAGCTCTTTACGTTCTACCTCAGCGATTAGGTCGTCAGCGTCATGCGTAAACATATCGGAAGGTTCAATCTTAGATAGTGCTGTGTTCATTACGTCCGCCAGTAATTCCTCACGCAAGCCGTGAGTGTGTTTAGGGCCGCCGTTATCAGCCACCCATGATAAGAAGGTCTTAGAGTCTAGGTCTTGACAATGTTCATGGTAGCAACAGAACGAACGGTCTAGGGGCTTGTATCTAGCCTCAGGGTTACCATCACTATGACTAGCGCTGTTAGGACATACAACACCGATCCAGCCCTCGCCATTAGTAGGTGTGATAATCATACCATTAGCACTCATCCAGCTCAGGACATCGTCACCGCCATCGTCTTTGAGTCTAATAGACGTGATAGAGGCGGTGTCAGCGGGTGCAGGTGTGACGGCTAAGGCTTCGCATATCTGAGGTAGACTGAACTCACGCTCAGGGTGTAGCTCGATTAGCTTAGAAGCAAAATTATCACGATTAGGTTTAAGATTGACACTACCAGCAACTCTAAAGTTACGGACAGGGTTAATAGCACCGCCATCCGTGAAACCAGCATCAGCAATAGCTTTA